AAACTAGATATTTATTACTAGAATGATATTTTAAAAAAAAATAAAAGTAAATAGAAAAATATTTTAATAGATATTTATTTAAAACAATAAACTTAAAATTAATTAAAAAAAAATATTATGGCTGATTTATTAATGAAAATGCCAGTTCCTTACGAACCTAAAAGAGAGAACAGATGGATTTTGAGATTCCCTTCATCATTAGGTATTAATGAATGGTATGTTGAAACAACTTCAAGACCTAAGTTAACTATCACACCTACTGAGATTCAGTTCTTAAATACATCAACTTATGTTGCTGGTCGTTTTGTATGGGATGCTTTACCTGTAACATTCCGTGACCCTATTGGACCTTCTGCGTCTCAAGCGGTAATGGAATGGATTCGTTTATGTGCGGAGTCTGTAACAGGTCGTATGGGTTATGCTGCGGGTTATAAAAAGAATGTTGATTTGGAAATGTTAGACCCAACAGGTGTTGTTGTTGAGAAATGGATACTTGAGGGAACTTGGTTAACAGGATATGATGGTGGTTCACTATCTTATTCAAGTGATGGTGTTGCTAAAATATCTAGTCAAATGAGAATGGACCGTTGTATATTAGTATATTAAAAAAATTATAATGATATATTAAATCCACATAGAAATATGTGGATTTTCTGTTTATATATGTTAAAAGTAAACTATTTTTTAAATAAAAAAATATGGATAATGATGTTTTAAAAGCCGCGACGGATGGGTTTAGTTTACCCCACGACGTAGTTATGTTACCTACCAAAGGTATTTTCTATAATAATAAAAAAAATTCAGTTAAAGTTGGTTATTTAACTGCGTCTGATGAAAACTTTTTATTAAATAATGATAGACGTGATAATATAATTATGACGTTATTACGTAATAAAATATATGAACATGAGTTAAGACCTGATGAGTTATTAGATAGTGATGTTGAGGCTATTTTAATATTTTTAAGAAACTCATCATTTGGTCCTGAATATACATTAAATTTAACAGACCCTGTATCAGGAAAACAATTTGAACATACGGAAATTTTAGATGAATTACGTGTAAATGATACAGAACATAAACCTGACAATAACGGTTGTTTTGTTGTGAAATTACCTAAAACAGGTTCTACCGTTAAAATAAAACCTATTACGTTTTTTGAAGGTTTAGAATTGGACGAAATGGCCGAAAATTATCCAAAAGGTCGTGTTGCACCTATCATCACTTGGAGATTAAATAAAATGGTTCTTGAAGTTGATGGTAGTGATGATAGAAATATGATTTCACAATTTATTGAACATTTACCTATTATGGATTCTAAATTTATTAGAAATTTTATTAAAAACAATGTACCCTCATTAAATCTAAGTAGAGAAGTTAACGCCCCGTCAGGAGAAAAAGTCACATTCAATGTGTCTTTTGGGGTGTCCTTTTTTCGCCCTTTCTTCTAGTTACAGGGTTAGGTTAATTGAAGAATATTATTTGATGGCAAAAATTTTAAGAACATCATATTCTGATTTTTTAAAAATACCAACTTATATCCGAAAAATATTAGTCAATAAAATAATTGAAGATTATACACCGAAGGTAAAATAACCTTCGGTGTATTTATATTATATAATATGTTTTAATTATGGGAACAGGAGACGACGGTGAAAATAAGTCAAAAATAGAGGGTGAAAGTAAAAGTTTTATAAGTCAAATAAACAAAGATATTACAGATGTATTAGAGTCTAACACTAAAGGTGTTAAACAGATACTGAAAGAAATGGATACTGTTTATTCTGACTTAGCGAAACAAATGGGTCTTGGTCGTGAATCTGCCGTTGCGATTAAAAATAATCTTGGTGACGCGTATTCTGATGTTGCTAGATTAGGTGGTTCAATGGCTGACATTCAAGCAATACAATCAGATATTTTCTCATCATTAGGAAAAAGTGTTTTATTAAATAAAGATTATTACGACGATTTATATGCGACTCAAAAAGTAACGGGTGTAGGGTATAAAGAAATGATTATCGGATTTAAAGATGCCGGTATGTCTATGTTAAGTATCAATGAAAAAATGACAAAAGTTGTTAACATTGGTAGACAATATGGTCTTAGTGTTCAGGACATCTCAAGTAAAGTTGTAACTAATATGAGTCAATTGAATAGATTCAACTTTAAAGGGGGTGTTGATGGATTGGCTAAAATGGCTGCACAAGCGACCGCTATGAGGGTTGAAATGAGTACTACATTAGATTTTGCAGAAAAAGTGTATGACCCTGAAGGTGCTATTGAAATGGCGTCGGCTTTCCAAAGATTAGGTGTTCAACAATCAGATTTGTTAGACCCGTATCGTTTAATGAATTTATCGGCAAATGACCCAGGTGAATTACAAAAAGCGATTGGGGATATGACTAAAAGTTTTACAACGTTAGACGAAAAAGGTAATGTTAAAATTGCTCCGGGTGGTGTTAAACGATTAAGACAAATCGCGAAAGAAACGGGTATGGCTTATACCGAATTAACTAAAATGGGAATTGGTGCTAGAGAACTTGATGAAAAAATGACAAAAATTAAGTTCCCTGATTTTGCGACTCCAGAACAAAAAGAAATGTTAGCCAACATTACCGAAATGAAAGATGGTGAAATGAAAATCAACTTTAAAGGTAAGATGGAAGATATGAATACTGTTTTATCAAAAATTGGTAATAATAAAGAAGAATTTGAAAAGTTACTTGAGTCATCTAAACCTAAAACTATGGAGGAGTTGGCTAAAGAACAATTAACCTACACACAAAGTATGGACGCTAGTTTACAGGCCCTTAAAGGTAAAACAGGTTATGCGTTGGCCGGTACTCAAGTAGGTGAAAAATTTCAAGCGGCTGAAGCTCAAATATATAATGGTGTTGTTGGTGCATTTGAAAAAAGTATGAATATATCAAAAATGAGAGAAGGGTTTGAAACTAACCTTGGATTGGTTAGTGATAGTTTATTAAAACTTGTTGATGGTGAAGGTAGTTTTGAAGAGGTATCTGACGCATTTAGTACCGCTATGGGTAATATTAATAAAGGGTTAGGTGATTTTAAAGAAAGTTTAAAAGTAAACGGTAGTGCACTTGAAAAAGAAATTATGGCGGGTAATAATGAATACTCTAAAGTAATTGTTAAGTTAATTCATAAAGTTGCTGATGAAGCGATTAGTACTGTTGCAAAAAATGAAAAAATTGATTTATCAAGTTATAAGGACGAAAAATCTGATATTAAAACCGAGACTAATAATGCGGTATTAGTTAACGAAACTAATAAACAAATAGAATCTACCGCTAAAGATTTAAATATTAAACCAAGTGATTTAGAAGTTAAAAGTAAAACAACGTTTGACGGTAAAATACAATTTGATGTTGATTTAAAAAATGCGGGTAGTAATGTAGATAAAGATAAAATTGAAAAGATGTTTGAATCTGTTTTAAATAATCCTGCATTTATGGAAAAACTAATCAAACAAATGGAAAATGCTCAAACAAATTACGGGAGAAACCCTATGAAAAAATAAATAACTTTCTATTTATAAAATAAAAAATAATGCCAAGTTCACTATCATTTGTATCAACCTCATCTTTTAGAGATGCTTTAATGGGTAAAAATTTAACCCCATATACTGTTAGTGGTGTTTATACTCCACCGGCAGGTCCTTTAAATTATGAAGTAGTCCAATCAAATTATTCGGTTATAAACTCTGATGATAATTTAATTGCTAATGATGTATTTGCAAATCAAAGTTACCCATTAAATTCGTTTGGACCTAATGGGGGGTATAATTTAAATATAACATTTAACGGACCATTATTACCTATAACCCCAAATCAAGGTGAATATTATCCTTTGATAGGTAGTAATTTACAAGTACCTGGTAGTGTTTTCTTATATAATTTACCAACTTCACCCGCAGTTTTAAATTTATTTAAACCTCAAAATGGTTATTTCTACATTAGTTATTTAAGTGAAAATATTTTACAGAATCACTATAGTAGTCTATATACAGTTTATCCTGGAATTTTTACTCCGTCAACATATTCACCATATGAAATATTAACAGTACAAGACCCAACAGGTAGTGAGGGTTCACTATCACAAGATTCGTTTTTGGCGAAGATTGGTGCATCACAATTAAATTTCTTATTTCAAGAAAGAGTTAACGCTGAGATATATCAAAACACAATTGGATTAGTTAATTTAAGTTCATTACAAGACCCATTTGACGCTGCGTTATTAGCGACAGGTCAACAACCGTTGATTAATAGAAATTGGAGAATTACTGTACCTGAAAATCCGTTAGTTAATGCCGCTGATTTCCTAACAAGATTAGCGGGTGCTTATTGGCCCGTATCATTTATACCGGGAAGTTATTGGAATGAAAATGAAAAAGGTGGTTTAGAAACAAGTCAAACATCTAAAGCGTTAAATGTAGTTAATAATTTAACAGGTGGATTTTTAGGTCCAATATTGAATGTTAGAAGAAATCCGTCACAAATATTTTTGGCGAATTCAGGTAATGGACAACAATCAGTGTTGTTTAATAACCTTAGTTATAATAGATATCAACCAAATTATGATAGAGGTATTATAAATGGTATTATACAGGGGATACAAAATTTACTAAGTTCAGAACAAAATTACGGTACTTATTATGTTGGTAACCCTAACGCTGAACCGTCACAAATCACATCACCAAGTAATGCGATACCTGTTAATGCTTACGGTCAACAAGTTGAAACACCTGTATATGGGCCTTCTGAATTAGGTATATTGTATGAAGGTAACGATAATAAGTTAAATTTTGGATTGGCGGGAAAATCGTTTAGTAATGATGGTGGTATTGATGGTGGTTTTGTTTGGACATCCCCAAAATATCAATCAAATGCAGGTTTTCGTGCAACACCTGGTGGTGGTTCAGGTAGTAAAGATGATGAGTTTAATCAAATTAATAGTCAATATGATAAATCAAAATCAACAAATGTTGAATTTAAACAAAATTCTATATTAGACAATACACAACGATTAATTGATTCAGGTGATAATGTTAGTGGTGTTAATAGATTAAAACACGTTGGTAATGCAATGAACCAAGTTAGTAAAGTATTTCACGATGGTTATAGAGAAATGACTAAAGGTTCTCAAGTTGTTTCATACAAAGATGATACTACAGGTTCTGAAGCCGGTATTGAATATTGTAGAGTGTTTACTAAAGACACACCATATTATACTTATGCTGACTTACAAAAGACTGATGGTATAACAACATCAGGTAGACGTTTTTCATACTCAGTGTTAGATAATACATATAACCTTAATATAGCACCTTTAAAAGGTACTGATTCCACAAACATAGTCCAAGGGGATAAAAATGGTATAGGTGGATATGCTAAAAAATATATGTTCTCAATTGAGAACTTGGCTTGGAGAACATCAAGTAGACCTGGATACACTTATGATAGTTTACCAACTTGTGAGAAAGGTCCTAATGGGGGTAGAGTAATGTGGTTTCCACCATATAACTTAACATTTAATGATTCAAGTAGAGCCGATTGGCAACCAACAACTTTTTTAGGAAGACCTGAACCAATATACACGTATAAAAACTCATCAAGAGAGGGTAGTATAAGTTGGAGTATAATTGTTGATAGTCCTTCGGTTATGAATACTGTTGTAGAAAAACAACTTAAAGGTGCGTCAAGAGAAAGAATTGATTCAATCATTGATTCATTTTTTGCGGGATGTACAAAATTTGATATCTATAAATTAGCGGTTAAATTTAATCAAATACCAACAGATGATTTATATACTTATCAAGAAATTTTAAATAACCCAAGATTAACTGATATTGAAACTTTAGGACAAATTAACAAAGAAATTCCTAAAAATAATTCAAGTGCTAATGGTGAAGGAAACTCTACTAATAGTGTTGAAACAAATAATAATAATCAAAAAGTTGAACCTGATAATAGAATATCTGATTTTGAAAACAAATATTTAGACTTTGCATTATACTTTGATAATGATATTCCGGGTCCAAGTAATAGTACAACATCAAATGCTGATTATCAATCAACCTATGATACTTATATTGGTAAAAAAGATATTTACAAAAAAAATGCCGACACTGAATTTAATGAAGGTGATATAAATAGAAATGTAACTGCGTTTTTTGATAAAGTAGTTATTGGTAATTACAATGAATTTTGTGGAGGTGAGAAAAACTTCATTACAGATGCTTACGATATTTTAAATGAAAAACTTGGAAAAATTAAAGTAAAATTACAAGGTTCCGCATCCGCAACCGCATCACCGGCATATAATCAAAAATTATCGGAAAGACGTATTGATGCTATTACTAAATTTTTTAAAGAAAAAACTGTTGGTGAAAAAAACTTATCTAAATTTATTGATGATAAAACGTTTCAAATAATTAGTGAAAAAGGTTTTGGTGAAGAAATTGTTATCCCTAGAATGGGTAAAGAATTAGGTTCAGACCCAAATAAACCAATTGAAACTGAGGAGGATTCTGGTACAGGAGAGGATGTGAATTGTAGTCAAGATATTAAAAACAAAAATAATAAAGTGACAACAATATCACAAGTTTATGCCGCAAACGCTATGGCGTGTAGACGTGTTAAAATTAAAGAGATTTCGGTTGAACCAATACCTAAAGAGCCTGCTAAACCTGAACCTGTTAAAGAAGTTGTTACTACTCCAAATACACCAACTAGTGATAATATAACATTACCTGTTAATCCTGTTGGACCTAGTAAAAGTATTATTAAAAAACTAAAAGAAGGTATATCTAAAAAAATATTACGAAATCTTTTATCGGAATGTGATTACTTTGAAGTAATAAAAGAAAATGTACCAATGGTATATGATTCAATAAAAGAAAAGATAAAGTATTTTAACCCTGCGTTTCACTCAATGACACCTGAAGGTTTAAATGCTCGTTTAACATTCTTAAATCAGTGTTTAAGACCTGGTGAAACTATACCTATTATACAAGATGGACAACCAACATCTGTTGACGCTATTAACACATCGTTTGGTGCTCCACCTGTATTAGTATTAAGAATCGGTGACTTTTATAATACTAAAATTATACCAACATCATTACAAGTGACATATGACCCATTACTTTATGATATGAACCCTGAAGGTATCGGTGTCCAACCAATGATTGCTAAAATACAATTATCATTTAATATGATTGGTGGTATGGGTCTTAAAGAACCTGTTGAACAGTTACAAAATGCTTTATCATTCAACTATTATGCTAATACCGAAATATACGATGAAAGGGCGACCGCAACTGAAGATACGTCAAAATTAGATAAAGAGATTATTGACCAAATTGAAGCAATAAGTCCATCAACACCTGTTAATAACACTGCAGATACACAACCTCAAGACATTGCCGGTTCAACTATTGGTGAGATTAAATCAACTGAACCATTAACACCAAGTGGTGAAACGGGTGAGATAAGTTATTTAAAAGTTATGGATAAACTTTTAGATACTACTAAAACTTATTATGAGAACACTTTTAATTCGTTAGAGGAGGTTGTTAAGCAAAGTAATTATGGAATACTACAATATGTTTCAAAAACACGTAATTTTAGTAAAGGTAATTTTAAGACCCCTGAAGGTGATTTAGAGGCGGAAATATTTGGTAAACCAAATGAAATTGCGAGTAATTTAGATAAATTATTTGATGTTGCGTTATCAGACATTGATAGTGGTAATAACCCAATTATAAAGTATATTGTAGAGAAAAAACTTACAGACCCAACAACAATTACTGTATTAAAAAATAATTTAAGAAAATATGTTTTGGAAGTTAAAAATGAAATGATTAATACAGTTTCAAATATTAGTAACAGTAAATTAGGTCAACAACAACAAGAATACGTTCAAGGTATAAGAGCAATTAATGTTGTTGTAACTAAAACTGATGGTAAAATAGATGAAAAAGGTGTACCTAAAATATATAATTTATCAGAAACTGATAAGGTATCACCAACAGGATTGAATTTTACATATTCAAATACTTTTGATGAGTTAACGGGGGATTTCAAACTACTTAGAAATAATTTAAATGCGTATATAAAAGCTTTAACAGATTCAAGTATTATTCCGCCAACAAATTTCCCTGACGGTTCATTTGGAGCATTGACTGAGTTTAAAACTGTTAATGATAAAACATTCTTTTTGGTTGTAGGTCGTAGATTTAATGATAAAAATAAAGTTGAGGACTTCAAAAAAGTAATATTAACACAAAGTATAACATCAATGTCAAGTAACAAAAAAATGATTAGAAAATTTGATGATTATGTTGATGACTTGGCTAAACAATATAAAAAAGAAATTAAAGAAGAAGAAAATTTATATAAAAAATATAAAGAAGCTGACACGTATAAGTCTTATATCAATAATATTGAAACTAATATATATAAAAAAGGGAAAACAAGAATTTTTAATTTCACAACAGTTCCTGTTGAAGGGACAAATGAACAACAAAAGACTGATATAATTGATTTATATAAAGGAGACAAAAATAAAATAAGTGACTTAAACACATTTGATGGTAAAATTAAATTTAACTAATGGCGGCTAAACAATATTATAATAGATACGGTAACTTCATAATTAATGGGGAACAAACTGTTGTACCATATGTTAAGTTATCAAATAAAAATAGTGATAAAAGATATATTTACAAAGTTGGTCAATCAAGACTTGATAAAGTTTCACAACAATACTATGGTACACCATACTTTGGTTGGTTGATTTTACAATCAAATCCTAAATATGGGGGATTAGAATGGACAATAAATGACGGTGCTATATTGACAATTCCATTTCCTTTAGTAGCTTCATTACAAGATTATAACGCACAATTAGAAAATTATTTCTTTTATTATGGTAGGTAAAACTGAAAATATATTAGTAGATTTTGATTATAACAATATAATAGTTGTTGACCCTAATAAAGTGGTTGACGACAAAGGTAATGTTAAAGACCGAAATGTAAAACAAGAGGACTTAGTAATGTATGTTAATTTAGAGTGTAAGGTTATTCCTAGAACTAAATTAGCAGTTGGTATCCCAATTGATGATGCTATACAAACAGTATCATTAGCAAGTATTAATTTTTTAAAACCTGGTGACAAAACTTATTTAGATAATAGTTACACTGATGAATTAACAGGTAAGGATTCGTTAAAAGGTAAAGGTGTTAATCAAGTTAATCAAAATAGTTTTAAAAAACCTGATGAGAGTGATTCATTTTATGTTAGACAATCAATTAAGTCTAATGGTGAAAATAAAGCAACTGATAACGGATTGTTAGGTATCACAAATGTAAGTATTAGACAAGGTTTGGATTTTACACCGACATTTAATATTAAATTAGTTGACGTTAAAGGTAGAGCATTATTTGAGGCTGGAAGTAGTTCACCGTATGCGGCATTTTTCACATTACCATACCCACCGTTTTATCTAACTTTAAAAGGGTTTTTTGGTAAAGCGGCTAAGTATTCGTTATTATTAAGAACTTTTAATGCGTCATATGATGGTGAAACGGGTAATTTTAACGTTGATTTATTATTTCAGACATATCAGTTTTCGGCAATTGCTGAAGTACAAATGGGTTATTTATTGGCGGTTCCACATATGTATGAAACAAGATATTCTGTAACACCTAAAACAGGTGGACCTTCAAACATTACTAAAGTTGATGAAAAATCAACAAGTAAAGGATTTTTGAAGATTAGAGAAATGTATAATGAATACAAATCAAAAGGATTGATAACTAATGATTTTCCAGAATTAACTCTTTTGGAAATGAGAAATAGAATTGAGAATTTTGTCACTAACATTCTTGATTCATATACCAAACAAAATTTAGACCCATTAACCAATATTGATGTTTATACTAAAACATTAAATGAGTATATGGGTAAAGTCTTTTATTATGCTGCAGGTGAAATATCGTGGTTTAATAAGTATATGGACACATCAAATTTTTTAATACTAAATGAATTAGATTCTGGCCCTACAGGTACAAATATGGCATCACAATTGGGTATATCCCCACAAGATGCTTCAAAAATTGTTCCGGGTGGAATTACAGGTGGAAGTCAAAAAACTTATAAAATTTATACCTTCAAACCTGAAATTAAAACACCTAAAGAACGTGAGGATGCAATTAGTAAATTAAAAGGTTTAATTGTTGATTACAATAAATTATTGAATGATAATGATACATTAGGAATTAATGGTTCATATACTATAGATAAAAAAGTGACAAAATCACCGGTTCCTGTTGAAATTGATTACGATAAAACATTTCCTGTAACGTTTTCAAGAAACGATATTAATTGGAAAGAGACTTTTATTCAAACTAAAAATGTAAAAGTTGAACCAAGTCCTCTTGAATTAGAAAAGTTTAAGGCTGAAGTTGAAATTAAAGGTTTCTTTGATAATACTATTTTAGTGAAAGAAGATGGTGATTTAAAACCAAAATCACAATGGTATATTTTTGAAGGTAAAAATACTTTTATTGATAAAACAGATAAAATTAACAAAGACGCAATCGCTTGGAGAAGTAAAATCCAAGATGAATTAACTCAAGCCTTGGCAAAATTATTACAAAGTAGTGATTCGGGTATTGGATTTGTACCCTCACTTAGAAATGTGTTAGCGGTAATATTTGCAAACGGTGAAGCGTTTTTAAGATTATTGGACGACGTTCATACTGCTGCTTGGAATGTTCGTGAAGCCAAAGAACGTAAAGAGGCTATCTTTAAACCTGAAACCTCAAGTGCCAACCCTGATAATATGACATCAGGTAGTAATGAAAAACAACCGATATACCCTTGGCCAACTTATATGGTTTTAACAAATGGTGAAGACGGTCACGAGTTATTTGAAATTAGATATCCGGGAGAACCTACATCTGCTGGTCAAACTAAATCTTTTTTAACTAATATTTGGCCTGAAGTTGAGTTTGTTGAAGAATTTATTAAAGGTTTTACGACAAGGGATAAGGAGTTTACTCCAACACCTGTTAAAAATTCTAATCAATTAACCGAACCAAATCGTATTACGTTAAATGCTATTGAATTTCCAATTACAAATAATGTTTACGAAAATAAAGAAGAGGTTAAATTCTTTTATGAAATTTATGAAAGGTTATTCTTAATATCTAATTATTCTAGATTAAATAGAAGTAATGGGTATAGTACTATTACCGACATTGTTGCACGAGCAATTTCTGAAAGTGAAAAAATTAATATTGTTAATAGTTTATCAAGTGATAATCCATTTTTAATTAAAAAATTAAAAGAATATGGATTTAATTCTAATAACTTTGTAGAAACATTAAGAAACATATCAAACGGAGGTGTTGGATTAAGTTATCAAAATTATGAAAGAGGTATTTTTAACACCCCTTATATTAAAAATATTACACAAACTGATAATTTTGTTTTTATTGATAATTCAGTTATTGATAGTTCAATCACATCACCATTAGTTAATCTACAAAGTGAACCTGATTTTAGTAAATACATTAATGAATCAACAACAAGTAACGTTTTTGATATTTTAGATGTGTATCCGTTTACAAGTACTATTTGGTGTAAAAAATATTTAGCAGATAATAGTTCTTTTAGTAAAAGTACCGATGTATTTAATACTACAAAATCTTTAACATATAACCCAACATTAAAAGTAATTTCAAATTTTGGGGGGTCATTAAAAAACAATGTACCAATTACTAATAACATATACCAAAGTATTGTACAACCAAAGATAGATGATTATGCAACATTAAAAGATTTTTATATAAGTAGATTATCTGGTGATAAACAGATTGTGACTGAAGGTAATTTGAATTATGTGAACTACAGTGGGGGTGTTAATTCAGACCAAACAGTTTCAATGTTAAACACACCTTACTTTATCAATTCAATTCAACAAGGTGTTAAATTATTTAGAGAATTTAATAAACATCCTTTTGTCACATCGGCATATTTGTTTTTAAACAGTTTACCATTATCAACATTAAGAGAAAAGTACACAGTTTATGAGAATGGTGTAACATCATATTCGGATTACATATATTCCACGATTAAAAAATTTGGTGGATTACATAGAGTCCCATACGCTTGGGTATTGAAGATGGGTTCAATTTGGTATCGTTATAAACGATACGTTAATGATAATGTTGATATATTAGATGATGTATGGACTAACTTTAATTCAAGTGCGAACTTTGACCCAATTAATAGTGCTAGTACTAAAAATTACGCATTAAGAGTTAATGGTGGTAACGTTGATATTGTTTTGGAAAAAAACACAACAATTGGTACTGAAACATCAACAGTGATGAATGTTGGGTTTTATCCTAAAGTAATTAATGATTTTAATTTATTTTATCAAGGGTTCCAACCGTTTAGTGGGTATACAACACAAAACATTCAAGATGGTATTGATGGTTATGGTGTTAACTTGGTTTATGTTAATTCGGCTTTAGTTAAAAAAGAAAAGGGGTTTGACAGTAATGATGATAAACGTGATTTAAGAATTATACCTTGGAGTGTTTATATTGAATCAACTGATGCAACAACAATATTCCCATTACCGTCTATGGGTTCAACAATAAATCAAACAGATAGTGAATGTTTTAAAAAAACACCACTTAAATCGTTAATTTTTGAGGTTACGGGTAATACATCAGTTTATAATGGTTCGGTTAGACAATTTTGGTCGGCACCTAATTATGGTTATTATGATAATAATAACGTGATTAAACCAAATCACGATAACTATATTAAAGAAATTTTATCAGGAACAACACAACCTAATTTCACGATAGATGGTGTATCACTTAAATATTCAGAAATTAGTGAATTATTTTCAGCGTTTGAAAAAGATGTGTTAGATAAATTTGAAGATATGTTTTTAGATTTTTCAAAATCTAAATACGATGTTCCTGATGGTGGACAAAATTTATTTGGTAGTAATTATCAGAATTTAATGATTGAAATGATGAGAATACCCAAACAAACTGGGAATACACCAAGTGATTTAGTTAAAAATATTCAAACAGAACAATTAAGTAGTATTAATAATACAATTAGTAAATTTTTAGGTATTACACTAAGTTTTAAATATGGTAACCCGTCATTATACGATAAACGATTAATTTATACGTTTTCTAATTATAATATTACTGACCCATACATTTGGGAAGAATACGCGGTAACCACACCAAACGCATTACCTATTAATGGTGGTGGTATTACTCTAGCGTCATCTAAACTTAACTACCCTAATGAATGGAAAACATTATTAACTTATGTTGGATATTCTGAAATCCCAGAATTGGTTTATAGTAATAATGGTTCGTACATAACTGATTTCTTTGTTGATTTTAATATTGCGTTTACTGAAGGTAATATTAAAAACTTCGCACCGATTATTAAGGTATACGCAACTCAAAAATTAACTGATACTGTTACCGATGTAGCACCACCGGCATCATTACCTGATAAGAATTCGTTCGCGGTATTGACCAATGGTGATACGGTTACGGTTAATGTTGTTGGTAACCATAAAGTGATGATAATCACAAATAACAATAAAGATGTTATCTTTAGTGAACCAAAAGGTTTCTTGGTATCAATGGCCAGTAGTGATGAAACATTAATTGAAGACACGATATTAAATTATTACGGAGATTTTGGATTAATTGATAATCCAATAGTTGATTTATTTATTAGACCTAAAGGATTAAAAACTAATATTGTACCTAAGTCTAATTTTAATAAAGAAAATTTTAAACGATTAATGGACATATACATTGGTCAAAATGTTATGTTCTTAAATAAATCATTAAATAATTTAATGATACAATTACAAAAAGACTTACCTGATGTAAATAACACACCTCAACCTGTTGACAATAGTGTAGTTACAGGTACTCAGGCTAAAGTTGATTATTGGACAAGTTTCCAAGCCTTGAATAATAAATGGGTTGCGGGACATGACTTCAGTAATAAGACGTTGTTTGAAGATATTTTAATATTGGATAGGGCTAGTAGAAATATTGGTGATAAAGTGTTAGTTGATATTTTTAAATTAAAAATAATGATTGATAACTTATTTAAGTCTGATGTTAAAGGTGACATGCAATTATTTGTTGAGACATTATTAACTGAAAATAATTTTGTGTATCATAATTTACCGTCTTATGTAAATTTTTACAATGTTCAGGAAGTTTCTAAAAATGCTAAACCATCACCTGAAGGTTCTTTAGAGTTTGCGAATACTATGTTTGGTAATTTTATGAATGTTGACACTAAAAATACATCTGCAAAAATGGTATGTGTATATTCTAATCAGGGTAGTAGTACTGTTGCGGTTAACAATGTAGATTTTAAATTTAGTGATGACGCTTTTGATATTAGAAAACCAAGTAATAATCCATTAGTTGAAAATCAAGTGGGTAAAAATGATTTTGCGTTATCTAATAAAGTTGTTGGATTTAATGTTGATATTGGTGTTCAGAATCAATCAATGTTTAATGGGTTTAGTGTTAGTCAAAGTACGGGTAAAGCAACTGCAGAATCTTTAGAAGTTGAAAATATGATGGCTAATGTTGCAACTAATAAGGCTGCGGCGACTCAAAATATTTCGTTATACAATTTGTATAAGACAAGAAGTTATACATGTACTATTAATATGTTGGGTAATGCGTTATTACAACCAACAATGTATTTTAACCTAAGATACGTACCAATGTTTTATGGTCCATATATGATAACAGAAATCAATCATAGTATAGGTCCTGGTGTGTTTGATACTACAGTTACGGGTATTAGACAACCAACCGCAGCTTTACCAAAAGTTGAGGATTATTTACAAACCATTAGAGTCAGTTTACTTAAAAAGATTGAAGAGGAGATTAAAAATAAAGCGACAGAAAATAATGATAAAGTTATTCAAGCGTCTAATAATACAACTAATACGACTCAAGGTCAGGTCAATAATACTAATAGTAATATTGAAGGGAATAAAACACCACAACCATCAAATTCTTGTAAAGAATTGTTAGATAAAAAATATAGTAAATACGAAAACATTGACACACCAGTATTATCCACTGTTGGTATACAATCGGTGGTTAATAAAATTATTACTAATTTACAAACCCTTGGAATACCTGATGATGGTAAATTAAAATAT